AGAACACCTTGGAAAAGTTGATCCGTTTAGTGGCTGGTAAAATTTCCGCGCAGAATCAGGAGAGCGCACGGTTACAGCCTCTAACAACCGTATGACAAAATGCGGGAAAGCATAGGCGCGGGCATACCGCACTTCGCCATACTTCTCCGTTGGTTGCAATTCCGGTTTTGAAAACATTTTATTATAGGAGCGGCGTATGAAATTAAAAATGCACTCGTTCGATTTCGAGGAATGTACGTTGACGTTTAGTGTTCCAAAGGAAATTATGCATGGTAATAGTTTTGGCAATGTCCCCGGCGGTGTTAAAGTGGATTTGGTTGCCATAACAAATAACGCCGCTCTGGGAGCTGTGGAAGCAAAACCGGAACAGCACACAACACGCGCTATCACGCCACCCGAACAGCGCGACTGTGATACCTGTGCGAACGACGGAGAGTGCTATGTAACTATGTTGCAGTGCAAGGGGTATGTGCGGGCAGCGCAATAGCGCGGACGTTGTTGTATTCAATTTGCCGGGCTGTTGAATGGATAGTCCGGCGCAAAAGAAAGGTTCTTATGTCTAATTTAGTTGTCGAAAAGGGCGTTCCGATCCCTCCCCCTCGGAACCACGGGATGTATATGCCAACATTTAAAACTATGACTGCGGGGGACTCTATCCTTTTTAGTAGCAGAAAAGAAATGAACAGTGTTTGCGGAAACGTGCGAAAATATGGCTTTAAATTGGCTACACGTAAAGAAGAAAAGGGCTATCGCGTTTGGGTATTAAGCGCGCTGGAAGCAAATCAAGGAAGCCCGGCAAACTAAAAACAACAACCGTATGGATGCAATGGGTTAGGCATCAATGCGGTTGTACCACAGCACCATACTAACCCGTTTTCAATTGCTCGCCTTTTAATTTATAGGGCGGGCATAACAAAAGGAGAATAAAGTGAGTTTACCAAAAAAGATTTTCGTATACGAGGAAATGGACGGCGACACAAAGTATTTGGTCGCCCATCCATCAGCTTTTGACGCATGTACTCTGGATGAAAAGCGCCTTGTCGGAGAGTATGATCTTATTCGCAAGGTCAATGTGGAAGCCGTCGCAAAAATAACGCCCGCCAGAGAATTAAGGAAGGCGAGCAACTAAAAACAACAAACCAAGTGCGCCGGAAGCCTAAATGCTGAGTACAGCACTTCGCACTTGGTCAAAGTTATGCGCAAAATTGCCTGCTTTTATGTGAGTAGGCCGCGCCAGGAAAAAATTACTTATGGACATTAAGCAATATCTTCATGACGAGAAACAAGTGCCGGATTTTCTTAAAGACTTCCATGATGCAAAGGATTTTTTTAAGTTGCTTTGGGAGTGGCAAAGGGATTGCGCTGGCATGAAAGAAATGGCCGGGCATAGCTGGGTAAGCCAGCATATTTTTACAATGGATGTTTTGTTACCGTTTCTTGCTCTCGTTGGGTATCGTATCGAGAAAATCCGGCTCCCCAAAATGGACTTTTACGATTTGCAGGCAGAAATAAAAAAACTTCACGACCGTGAAATAAATATGCTTTCGTCAATATTCAAACAAGGAGCGGCGGGAAATGTGGAAGCAGTCAATTCAGCGCCTAACAAACAAATGGAGCCGCAAGGCTAAATTCCGAGGCGGAACTTCTCCATTTGTCGGACGTTATAAACCATAAACGCGCTTTTGAATTTAATAGTTCGGCGCATAAAGGAGTTATCAAATGAGCAGAAACAAACTTTCAAAATCAAAGAAGCGTCTTGAAGCCCGTCAAGAAGGTTATCGCCGTGCGGTAGAAAATGATAAAGAATTGGGGGGACGCGGTTTTACCAAGCCCGGCAGCAACAAAAAGTAAATGCGCCGAAAGCATAATGCGGAAGCGCGTTTACAGTTCACAACAACCGTATGTTTCCATTTGGGAAAGTAGATATGCGGTTGTACCAAACAGCAACATACTTTCCCGTTGTAGTAAATTTCTGGTTGCGAAAACCATTATTAAATAGGCGGCTCGAATGTCTCTAAATTACAAACTGATGACACTGTATAAAACCGAAACTGGCGAAGATGTAGTTTACCAATTGGAAGGTCTTACGTGGCACACATTAAAGTATGTTTTGTGGTTGGAAAATCGAGCCGCAAAGACTTTGGAAACGCAACCAGAAACAGCGGGGCGTACTCTGGAGGGTGTAGCACCTACAACAGAGCAAAGGGGAGAAATTATTCCGTCCCGTGAAACATGTGCTAATCGTTGTTTTAACTGTATTGACTATATAAAAAACTGTAAGCCTGAATGTTACAAATCGAAATAACTTCGCCCTTTGTCGGGCGTTATAATGCCATAGAAAAGGGCTTTTATGTTAGTAGGCGCTTCCATAAAGTCAGAACTATCGAGGATAATGAACCGCGTATGCGCTTCAGTGAGATCGGTGGCCGTCGCAAGGCGTGCGCTTACATTATGGAAGCCCTTTTCAACGGCATCTAACAAATAAATGTCTGGCAGCATAAATGAATGGTGAAGCAAAATGCGCGGCAATTGCATACCGGAATTATGGTACCGTGTATAGCCGGGAAGTGCTGTTAATCAGCACGAAGCGCACTACGGAACCGCCGCGCACTTCTCCATTTATCAAACGTTTTCAATGCCGCTTCGACCATATAAATAGGCGGGCGGCAAGGAGCTTAAAATGATTAAACATTATTGCGACGCTTGCGGGAGCGAAGTAGAAAAATCGGTAACATCGAATCGCTTGCGTGGCTGTCCCATGGTAGAAAATACTGGTGTAAATTTTGAGATTATGTCAGGAACAAACGGAATCATAAATGGTGGCGATCTTTGCGTTAATTGTCTTATTAAAGCAATAAACATTTGTTACGGTCCGCCCGCAGATAAAAGGATGTTGCCTAAACAGCATTTAACAGCGGCAGCATAAAATAAAGGTAAGCGGTATGCAGTCGTACTTTACTTCATGCGTACCGCAATACGTTGGCGGTCAAAAGCACGTTATTATAGGCCGCCTAAAGGAATAAAAGTGAAAATAAGAAAATGTTTTTTTTGCAAGTACATAAATCTTATTTCAGTTGGTGCCGGAGTTTTTCATACTAAGTGTAAATTTAAAAAATGTAAATTCATTGGTGGCAGTAAATTAAGGAAGACCGACAAACTTCGTATAACAGCGAAAGTGTAGCATTAAAACGACCGCCAATTTGCGATCAGTTATACAAAAGTTTTACCGCTCTTATATTGGAGTTGAAAATGGATGAGAAGTTTTTGATAGCAAATAGCCTTGTACCGGATAATGAAGTTTGGGTTTCTCCAAAAACATTTGAGAATCCATTTTCAAGGAACATTGCGGATGCGTCAAAACATTCGCATAACAACCGCAGCGACGAAATTGCTTGGCTGGAAACGGTACTAAAAGACACCGATGTCAATTGTAATAATACCCGTAACTCATATTTTTTTATTAAACAAAAGATAAATGATCGAATAGCGCAACTTCGCGCAATGCGGTGAACTTTGGCTGGACATGGTGAAGGCTTTTATATGGATGTAATCAATGAAACGCGGTCTACACAGGCCCGTGATCTCACCGGGATCCGTGCAGTAAAAAACGAGAAATCCTGCGCAATGTGTAGGGTTGTAAACTGTAGGAAGCCTTCACCATTTTTAATAATAGAATGGAAGAAAATGCTATGCGTAATAAATTGAATCCGCAAAACCAGCAAACAATAGCCACAAAAATATCGGGACCGATGGAAATATGCGTTAATAATGGTTGCAGTTATTATTCAAATAAGCGTAAAAACAAGTGCAAAAAGATTGCGTATAAATATAGTGTTAATATTTGTGAGTGCCATAGTGATGATGATGGATATTCATTAATTAAGCCTAAAGGCGAATCACCATGGCCGAAAGTAAAATAAGTAAATTAAAAAAGGATTAATTATGGACTGGCCGACAGCTTTTGCAATAGTTGGAGTATGCTTTGCGTTTGCGTTTATGATTTGGGGATTAAAAAGATAGCGGACTTCGTGCAGCCGACCAACAACGCAAATTAACCGGAGGACCGGTTATTTGCATCGTTGCATCGTTAGAATCCAAACCCATTACCAAACCTAAAGCGTCGATATTTCTTTAAATTTGATCCTGACCCCCAAAAAGAATTAATTAAAACAGTATCCAATCCGTTTCCATCCGTATTATACCCTGTAGTTATTACCGTCCAGTGCCCGGTATCCAGCGGAGTTCCAGAGAGCTTCCCGGTGATCCGATCAACCCACATACCGAGCGGTACGCCGGAGGCAGAGAAACTATCGATGGCGCCTCCGGAAGAAACTACGGTATCGATGGTGAAATTAGATGTGACAATGGTATCATAATCCAATTGAGGAGAAAGAGATACGGAATCGATATTCGCATAAAACCGACTCACTTTCCCTTGGAATGACGGATATGGGTACGGACTGGCCATTTGAGCCCCTTCACGCGTCCCAAGCCTCCATTCAAAATACGAACTGCTTCCCTTTGAAAAACTATCTGCTAAAGCAAAGTATTTTTTAGATAAAACAACGTCATTTTTAAGCAACTTTACCGTATCCTGTATTCGTTTTATTTTAAAATCATATTCAACGCCTGTTGTTAATGAAGATACAACGTTGTCCTCTCCGAAATCTGAAGTTGTTCCACTTCCAATACTCCATAGTAAATTAGCACCATGTTGTAGGACTGCTATTACCGGAGTTCCGACATATGGATCGTCGTCCGCAATTGCAAATAAAACTCTATAATTAGCAGCAGCAGGAATAGACCAGAATTTTATTTTTATATTGATATATACACCCCAGAACCGAGACTGAGACATAAAACCATACAGTCCATTTGTACTAACCGCAGATTTCACATATCCACTATCTGAGTACCATGCCTCACCACCGCCTGAAGGAATAATAGCCCTGCTAAAATGTGCCGGAAGTCCAATTGCGGAATCCATTCCTGTAGCCAAATTTAAACGGAATAAATCTTTATGATTTCGCAGAGCATAAGAATTATCAGGAGAAAGAATTCCTAAAATACCTACATTACGATATAATATTCTTTCAGTGTTGTCAGGAATAAACGATGGCGAACCGCTGGACGTTTTTAAATGTATTAAATATGGCGGATATTTTGCTTTAAATGTTGAAGTGTCTATTTCTGTCAATGCGATACCTTCGGAAAGATATCCCTCTCCTCCGGCCAGGGAATTTTTAGGAAAAAAAGTAAAATATAGTCTGTTATTATGCCAAAAAAGACCATCGTCTCCCTGTATCCTATAGTAAGAATACATGGTTGAATCGAAAGCCTGATATGATGGAAAAAAAGGCTTTGGATAAACGGAATACGGTTTTCCAAGAACATCACTTTTGTAAACGCGAGAATAAAAGTTACTGTTCGGACAATTGGATATACCAATCATTTTATTTTTATATTTTATCCAATTCATATCGGCGACATTGGAATCAAAGGTATCGAGTACTGTATACGGCCCCTTCCATGACGTGGAAACAGAATGCACACCATACCATTGAGGATTAACATATGCCGCTGAAAACATGTTCCATCGATGATATGAAGAATCGTAAAACGCATTAGGGTAACTCCCCACATGTTTGTCATCCGTCGTTCGTATTACATATGTCCGTTTTGTTATTTCAACCGGAAGGCTATCTAAAATGGTGGTCGTGCATGCATATTGCTCATTTCCATATTCATAAAAAAAGTAATAAACACCATTATAAAAACGGATATTGTGCTCGTAACTATTGGAATTTGATAAGGAATCCATCGTCGTTTTCATCATCCTGCAAAAATACGAAGGTTGAATTTTTTTAATCATATTGATAGTCACCGATTGCTTTTCATACGCAAATGATGGTGCGGAGGAAAAAGAAAATGTATAAATTGCCAATATAAAAAACAGTATTTTATTCATATTCTTCCTTTAATTTTTGAAAGAAATCTATCAACGCTTAAAAGCGCTTTACCGATAAACGAAACACGTCTTAACTTATCTTCGAAAAGGATGGTGAGTGATATTAGGATGAAAAAGATAATATATAATATCATGCTGCCTCAAAATTGAATCTTTTGGCGCGCCAAATCGAGAGAGTCCGCATGGTTTATCTCGATAGGTTCCGAACGATATTTTTTTTCATAAGGTATTTTCTTTTTCTTGAAATCATCCTGAGTTCCATAAACCAAATCGAGAAAATTAGAATACATCGCCAACTCTACAAGTGTCGAATCCCTCCGAAAGGTAAGCCATTCCCTATAAAGCGCCTTTTCTGAAGAGTCCCGAACGTGATAGTCCAAAATCTGGCGCTTAAAAGGACCAATATCCACGGTGTCAAAAAGAGTATCGCCGCGGCCTTCTCGAAATATCCCGAAAACAAGCAATACCAATATTATTAAGATTAATACAAGTTCTTTGCTGCTCATCAGTTTTTCCTCGGAACCCAATCCCAAACGATCATGCCGACGAATCGGTTGATTGTTCTCCCTTCGACTTTTCCGCAATTCACCGCCACTCCTAACCCAAAATCATTTATCGCCCCGGAACTAAAAATGATCCCGGCGCCTATATCAAATGGGATCACCGCGGTTGAGTCTCCGTTAGGGAAAAACATAAGGTCGGCAGAACCGGATAGCAGTGTTTTGTTTTTGCCCAAATTGACTTGCTTCTGAAGCGCCAGTCCAAGGCCGAAGCACTTCATGAGCTGTGGGCGTATCCATTGATTACCCGGACCTCTTGATAGCCCCAAGAACGTTATAGGGGTGTTCAACTTGAAGCCTATGAGCGTATCCGGAATTGCCGGGGGATTATTATATGAAGCGGACATAGTTGGATTCGGTTCAACGAAATGGTCAAATCCGACAAAGCGAGTTGCCGCGCCGGCAGGGGAAAAAATAGCCATGGAAAATATTCCAATAACAAGTAACGGAATTATCCTTTTTCCCGCCTCACCGGCAGTTTTGAGTAATTCTTTTTTTTCTCGCGCTGCCTTAATCCAGCGATGAATCAATCCCACGATCGCCAATACCGCCCCGAACGCCCCTACAATCAGCGTTGCCCATGATACGGTCTGTTCGTTAGTTATTCCGAATTGCTGAAAAGCCATATATAAAATTGCAGCAATTAGCGTAACTGCCGTTCCGGAATTAAACTTTTTTCCATTCATCAAATCCGATAATACCGATAAAATATTCATATCGACAACCCTTTCTTTAAATTTATTTTGGATCGTACTCCACATGAAAATGATTTTTTTCTAAAATGACATCGTATTCATTCCCGAGCGCTTCTCTGATTTCCTTTAACATGATTTCACCTATGTTAGAAATATCAATATTTGAAATTCGGTAATCATGAGCATTTCCGTTATAATGCAGAGATCCGTTCATATGGTCGCCGTCGCAACCCGAAGTAATAACGCAATCATAGCCATGAGATTTGTAAATTCCACTCACGATAATATCGGCCAATAGTATTTGCGGAGTCATTTTTTTTACAGATACTTTTCCGTTTACTTTTATTGAAAGCATTTTATTACTCCTTCGATTTATAATCCAAGAAAAAATTTTTAATAACATCAACATCAATCCAAAATCGGTTTTGAGTGACACCCAGTGCAACCGGCAGTTCGTTCTTTCAAATGCATTAATTCAGTACGTAATATTATCAATTCTCTATCAGTTTTCAGTTGAAATCTTTCAAACTCATTTTTTTGCTGATTAAGCATTTGCTTTAATAATTCTATTTTGTCAATTATATCCTGAGTGAACTTACCGGCTTTAAAAGGAATCATGAATAGTCCTATTAAAACCGATAGCAATGTCGTGGCGGTTAAAATTAATGACAAGTTCACAACTATCATGCTCCCCGTTGTTATGGCGCCGGTCGCATCCCAATCCATGATAAATCATCACTGGTCTTTTTATAAAATTCCTGATAATATCCGTTGTAAATGTTAACGCTAATGATGGTTCCGTTAAGAGTCGCTATTGTCAGTGCGGCGCTTCCTACAGTGGTATTGTTAAATATCCGTATCAAACGGCCTATTTTACCCCCCGCTATTTTCAGTATAAAAGAAACCCCTAATTGCCTGTCAGCCAAATTGATAAAAAAGAAAGACGTGGTGTCTGTTGTCAAATCTATTGTATCTAAAATCTGACACGTCCCGGCCACGCATGTATCCCAAGGATGACCGGTGAACGACCGCTCGGCGGAATTGGTGGAGAGTTTTTTATAGGAAACATTAATAAAATCTCCGGTATCGGAAGTGATTTTTTTATCTACATTAACGACTCTGTTTTCAGCAAATGACGCTATTACAGCATTTGAACTGTTGCACACCACAAGCCCTTTTTCTCCGCCGCCTAATCCACTTGACTGTATAAAACTTTCTTTTGCACCGTTTCTATAAAAAGTTATTCCAGGGCCATATGTTGCGCTGGTTCTATCTAATATGAGCGCCGTTGATGATCCGCTGACATAAGCCGATCCATTTGCGCGCAATAACCCTTCAACCAAAACGTTTCCTGTAAAATGTCCCGATGTTGTGGTAATCTGCGAGTCTATAGTGGCTACGCCAAATCCTACGGGCCCGGCATTAAAATAAGAAGGGCTGCTAACTCTTCCAGATATAGAAACGTATGGCGTTGCATATGAATTATAATTTGTGTAAAGCTCTAAATATCCCGCATGCTGATCGCCTGTAACTTTTAATGCGGCGGCAATTTTGCTGGTATCGGTATAATCTCTTAATGTCAACGCTGCAATATCGGAGGCGGTAGAGTTGAGTTTAAGGCCGGTTCCGATGTCATATAGATGAGAAGTGCCCCAAGTAGTGGACGATGCAGCATAAGGGACAGCATTTGTCGTTACTCCGTGCGCGGCAGAAGCAAAATTGCTTGCATGGTATCCATCGAGAGTATTGGAATTTTGCGCTCTTGATGATGAGTCCGCAATTCCCCATATTTTTCCATCAACTTTCATCGATGTTCTAAAATGTACTGAGTCCCCTGTTGTTCCGTCTCCAAACTTTAAAAGTTTTACACTTGCAGTAGTATCTTTTATTCTCATTGCCCCTGCCATATGGGTTCCTATCCAACATAACGCCCTACCCTGATCATCAGCCCCGGCTCCTCCCCGGACTGTATTGCCTAATCCAGCGGTATCCCCATTGACAGCATAGTAAGATGGGAGTTGTCCGCCTAACTTTCCCGCATCAAGAGCGGTATCCGCTTTGTGGCAATTACCAATAGAATCGAGAAATACCCAAGCGCCGGTTCCAATAGGACCGCCGGTTGGAAGATAAAAAAGCGCTTGAAGTGTCGCCGACAAAGCAGGCAGGGGCTTGCTTAAAATGCTTTGCCATACATTCCGAGCTCGGTCTGCCGCAATAGTCGAGTCTGCCATAGAAGCAGCGCGTAAAGAATCCAGAAAAGCCCAAGCGGAAGGATAACCCCCGGGATGCGTATATGCCAGCGCCTTTGAACCGCTTCCGGGAAGTGCCGGTAAAGGATCGCCGAGAATGCTTTGCCAAACGTTTCTTGCTCGATCGGCACGCAATGCAGTATCCGCCACATTGGTAGTGTCCAATTTACCATATCTATCAACTTTTACCAACTTATCGTTAATTCCCCCGGAAAGTTTTTTAAGTGTCATGAAAGAATCAAAATCTGCTTTTCCAATAACCCTCAGTGAATCTCTTACCCTTGCGCTTTTTGTATCGGTTTGATATTGAGCAAAAATGCAAAACGGCAACAATAATAAAATCAATATTCTGCTGAAATAGGTAACCATATTAAAAATCCCGGTCCTTCCCCTGTAGGAAATTTGAAAAACAATTTATCGTAAGGCGAAGCAAGGTCTAAATCGAAATACAGCAATGGCGGTTCACCTGCCGGAGGAGCGGGTGGTTCTCCATGACTAAGGGTTATTTTACCCCAAGGAGAAAGTATAATTGGATTCAAATCCTTGTCGAAAAGTATTTCTTTTAGCGTGTTATTTGCAATAAAAGATCGGCATCTTTGCGGATTTGCCAGAATGTTAGCCTCTGTCTGGTTAGATTCCACAAAAAATTTAGAGATTGCCCCGGCTTCGTCGTATTGATTAACTGTCATAATTAAAACTGATTTTGTATTATTTCGTACCCATTTTGTTCAAAAGCATTTTGCCATAATTCAAGTGAATTTAAAAGCGTAAACTCATTCTGTACCTTATTCAAAAAAAAAAGGCGTTGAGATATCAGATAAAAGCACAAACGATAAATCTACCCTGTTTGCCGATCCTCCTGACTCTATACTGCGTTTGCATATTTTAACTGTTTCCAGTAAAATTTCAACTGATAAATTTACTGTCTGAAATGGTAATTTTATTTTTATATGTTTCCCCGCAAAATAATCTTTTCCTTTCGAATAAAAAACAGAACAGGTATTTCTTTTTCTTCCCATACGCGATATTTTAGCGCTAAATATTTTAACCGCGTCGGCATACAATACAACCATATCGTGATCGGAGAAACTTGAAGGACAAGGTTCAATGTGCCTATATTTATTAAAATTAGCCTTGCATTGATTCCAAATATATTCCCCGTCGTGAGTAGTCACATCAAGATTGTGCGCCGTGTTATCAATTCCTGGCGTATATGATGGATCATATGAAGCCGCCTGAATATTAGTCACCGCCATGAGTTGATCGAAATTACCTGAGCCTTGGTTTAACCGATATTTAAAAATAGGTTGGCAGTAAATATCCTGCAAATCAGGCTCTTTTGTTTCGCCTATCGATCCAGTAACAATGTCGGCGAAAGTAATTGTTTCGGTAGGATTTATTGCGTCAATTGTCGTGACGCATTCATATCCGTCAATATCGGTATATGTGCAAAGTCCGAATTGTCGGCATATTTCCTTGCAAATCGAATCGGTATACGCCTTACTCGTGTCGTGAATTTGGAACGCCGGGGAATACGTCTTTACGGTATCAAGTATGGCGTTGTCGTAACTTCCCTCAACTCCCGAACCTGTTTTAATAAGCATTCCCGGAGAATATGCCTTACCGAATTCAACGGTATCGCCAAACTCAATTCCGCATTGTAAACGCTTGAAATGTTCAAGGACATCGACGGTGTTTGTAATTAGATTCGCGGCGGTCTTGCGCGAGCCCCAAGTGTCTTCAAAGGTGCGACCTGCAAACAAAGAATAAAGTTCATTGCCAATAGGAACCGACATTTTGCATATAATGGCAAGCTCATTTAAATGAATGTATTTTTTAAAAATTGAATATCCGTTAGCAGCCTTTAATGTGCCAAAAACAAAACCTATTTTATATATAGCTTTAAGCTTATCAATTGAATCAATACCGTTCATTTTAAAAATTTCATGCCCATAGATATTATCAGGGCTCGAAGTCCAATCAGAATTTGATTTTACAAGAAAAAAATTGCCATTGTTTGTAGAGGAATCATAATAAAAATCAGGAAGATTATTAATCCCTCCACCATCATTGTCATCTACATATAATTCACTTTTGGCAAGTGGCAAAGTTTCTATAAGCGCCCCTACGAATCTACGCATCATAAATCTAACTTGCGAGGCGTCATAAACGCTTGCCCCGTCACCTGACCTACTCCACATGCTTATGCCAAGATAATATGAATCATATTCAAATAATATTTTTTCAATTGGAATATCTGCTTCATATGCTGCCCAAAGATCATGCATATAATATCCGTCTTTATGCACTTCGATTTGAAGGTCAAGATATGTTGCTGCCGATTTATCACACCAATTTGTGCCAGATACATCTGAATTGGTGTCTATAGTAAACGGGAATCCGGTATCATTTTCACCGTATAAATTACTACTTCCGACCTGAATCCTTGATGTTAAACCCCATTTTCCAAGAGTTGTATCACAATATTTTGCTAAATTTTTTAAAGGAAAAATATCCCAACTCAGCATTTGAGAAGTATCGCCATTAAAAAGAATAGCGTTAATAATAAGCGTGATATTTCCGCTACTGCTTAATGCCTCGTATCCGTATGATGCGATTTTTCTGAATCCGATAGGAGCAAACGAAGATGTTATTATGAGTTTATTATCAGAATCTACATCATACGATTTCCTTTCCAAGAAAGAATTGTTAGATTTGTAAGAAAAAATATTTAATGCTTCGGAACTAACAACTCCTGGTTCTGCATCATCAAGAAATCCAGCGCAAGGCCAAGTGTCGGGAGAAAAAACAAAAGGTATATTTAATATTTGTATCCATGTTTGGTATGTTGCGGAAACAGTATCGTTAAAATCTGGGCCTTGTTCGAAATATGAATCTATTGTTATGTCAATTGTGTATCCATATCCTGATAAAATTCGAGGATTGCCGGTAGCCGTTATTCTCCGATATTTTCCAACAAGGCTTAATGATCCGTCAGTCGAAGATCCCTCAATTATTTTAATCCATTTTCCGACAAGAGTAGGATATAGCAAAAGTGGATTTCCAGAATATCCAAAGCCCATCAAAACTCTGTATCCTAACGCTGGCTCACCTGAATAAGATGCCGAAAACCCTACTATCGGAAAAATATTGGTTCCATAAGGGGTATAATAATTTGAAGAATCGTATGCATTTGATATAACAGTTTGTTTCCCGCCAGTCCTGATAAATTTTGCAGGATACGGAATACCGTCAAACATTTGAAATTTTCCGATTGTAATAGGAGGTGTTTTACCATTCATGTCATCAGTTGCGTCTTTAAAATTACCATTTACAGGATCATTGCTTATTAATGTTCCGACAAAAGCATTCCTTTGCATCCGCTCATTTTTTATTTCAACATTCCAATAATTTTCATCCCACTTTGAAGCGGCTTCATAAGCGCAAGTACCGGTAAATATTACATCGCGGCTTGAAGCGTCACTGTCGGCTTCAGTACCTATGAATTCATGTAATTCGGCTCGAAGTCCATTAATATTTATCCCAAGCTCTTTGTACCTCAAAATGAGCTGATTGTTATTTACAAAAGTTACTGTCAATCCAGAATATTCCTCAACAGCGCCATTTTCACCCTTTGATATTTTTTTTGTGCGATCTCCTATTTGGGCAATTATTCCAGTTGTCCATAATTCGGAAAGTCCCGCAACAGCGACTTCGCTTACTCGTATTTCCTGAGTGTCGTCACCGTTAATATAAATACCATAATCATCAAGATTCGACATTCCGACAAGCGAAGAAATTTCCGGAACAATCTTTATTTTTATGGCATGGACTGTTAGATAGTGCGACATTGATTAGTCCAAAACAATTGTTGTATCGGATAGTACAGTAATGATTTTTTCAAAATGAAACTCTTGCTGAACTTCATATTTTTTACAAAAATTATCATAAATATTATTCATGTTTATTTTTTCATTTGATATATATATGATAGTATTATTTTTCACTTTTATATTCACTTCTTTTTCCGAATCAAGTTCTTTTAAACCATTTCTAATGCATAAAATAGGAGTGTATTTTTCCTTCTTGTAAATATTAAGACAAAATACAGAGTCCAATGATTCTTTAAGCCATATTTGTCTTGAATATTTTTCCGCTTTAAAAACAACGGTCACATACGTGATAGTGTCTTCGGAAACAAAAATATTTCCCCCCCCGCTTCCATTTGAAATCGGATTGCTTATACATCCTACACAAAATAATGCCGCAAAAACAATTAAAATTTTATTCATAAATTTTCCTTTCTTAGCTTAAATATACCATAAAAATCACGGTTAAGCTAATTTTTCCTTAAGCCAGAAAGAGAGGTGTGTCTCAAATCGGTTATACCCAGTATGCACGGTTTTAATTATCCGCTCTTTATCAGAGAAAGAACTGCCGAGAAACTTGCAATTATACGTTCCGCCGACACCACCGTCTATTCCAAATGGATACCCGGCAGGAATAATGAGTTGAATATTATTTGTTCGCTTGCTCAAAAGTTCGGCAATGAGCGAGTCAGAATTATAAGTTGAACATTCCATTGTAAAACTGGAAATCCATGTATCGGAATGCAACGGCATATCAAGCGAATTTGGGACTCCACTTATCGAATATTCATTTTTGATATTATAAGAAATATTTGGAATAAACCATCCGGTAGGATATTTGAATTTATGGTCACATGCGCCTATCTGAATGACTCCCTCATCGTAATCATCAAATGCAGGAGTATATGCAGGGGGATCGACAATGATGAATTTAAGATTATTTTCAAAATATTCATACGGGCTGTACAGCATTTCGGACACTTTTTGCTCTAAAAGACGCACTTCGAAATCACCCACATCGCCATATTCCGTTCCACCAGGGAAGAATCCTGTCGGAGTTACGCCAAGTTTAATGATAACATTCTCCCCGCGCCCGTAAGCGACATTTTTAAAGAATGCAGTAAATGCTGCTTGGTCTGTTGCCGAAAGCTTTATTGATGGAATATTTAAAATTCGAAAATCGAAAGTCCCATAAACCGCCGGGGTATCTTCATTTGGAGGATCAAAAAAAGCATTATCAGGATATCCGCCGCTTGCCGCCTTTGTTGTGCAAATGGGCTGATGAATTTCAACATTATATCCCCATGCCGGGAATTCGACATGAATATGTGCCGTTTCTGCGCTATCCCATATCTCAAATGACGGCATTAATTTACTCCCATTCTCTGTGCAAGCATGTTTATAAGCCTATCCCCGCGTCCAGATCGTAATTCTACTGCTATGGACTCCGAAAGCGTCCCAGTATTATCGTAGTGATTATAAACAAGTGTATGGCCATTATTATTCGTGTTTGCGATATGCTGTGTTTGGCTATTATTATAAACTGTCGATCCGCGTGGAAGGTCAATGTATTCGGGACCATATTCACCGACAAGCGAGCGTCCACCTGGCGCCGAAGCAGTTCCCATTGCGAATTGCTGCGCCGATATTTCAGATACCCTGGCAATACCAGCGCCAACCGCCGCCGCCGCCGCCGCCGTTCCAAGGATGGGCCCAACTATAGGGATACCAGCAAGGGACTTAAATGCGGCCTGTGCCCCGGCGTAAGTGTCGATTATGGTTTCTGATATTGCGGCGGCCTTATATATTGCACCGAACTCTTTCCACTTAGAAGCCATTGTCCGAAGATTATCAACTGTTCCACGTAAAGCAGATTCACGATTTCTTGCTTCAAGCAAATCTCGCTGCTTTTCAAATTCGAAAATCTGTTTATAATATTCATGATTTGCCCTCTTCATTTCCTCTTTTACTTGCACGTCATATTGATACATTCTATTCATTCTGGCGGTTGTTTCAGATTCGTATTGCTTATCCAATTCAATTTTTGCATAATACTCATCGGTAAAACCTGGATTTTTATATGATTCTCCCCCCGCCATTTCTTCCGATTGGGCTTTTAATGCTTCGTTTTGCTCTTGATTACGCTTTGCATTTTCAAGAACAGTTTTCATTCTACTTTCCTGCGCCTTTTTTAATTCCTCTTCTTTTTGAATTTGCAATTTAATTCTTAGCTCTTCAGCACGATCGATATCAGCTTTCTTCTTATCTGCTTCGCGTCTTTTTTCGTAATTAATTATATATCGCAAATCAGACTCGTTGAAATGCGTTTTTATGCGCTCTTTTGCTTCATTGTAATATTTTTCCTCGGTTTTATTCATTAAATTAAGAGCATATCCCACATTTTCTGCGAGTTGTTTCCATGATAAACTTATCTTATCGATTAAGTCTTTTGATTGTGCAATCGCCGCGGCTTGTCCTTCAAATTTTCCCTTAATACTGCGAAGCGCTGCATCTGCTCTTTCTATTTCTGTTTTTGCCCCTCCGAAACTTATCCCCAGCCTTGCCATTTCATCAGAATTTCCTGATATTGCCCTTCCCATCATATCGGCAGCAGAAACCAAATTTATCCCCTTGGCCGCCGAAAGATCAAGTATGGCTGGTATCAACTTTTTAATCGCACCCTCTTCCTTGATATAATTGGCAAGCATTGCTTGAGCTCCCAATATTTCAGAATCATCTATAAGAAGCTTTTTTCCTAAAATATCGGCTTGCTCTACTAATGCCGCGGACGAGAAGCCTAATGCTGCTTTTAATTGCATTTGCGCTTGCACACTTTCTTTGACTTCCTGGCGGGCAAGCATTAAAAAACCGGTTATTTTGTTTATTACTTCAAAACCAGCATACGCAACAATCGCTCCACGAATAGCCCCGACAAAACTTCCCTTTATCTCGTTACCAAGCCCAGCAAAAGCTCTTTGCGATTCTTTTACCTTATCATTCACTGCCGAAAATTGTTTTTCAATATTGGCACGAATAGCTTTTACCTCATCATTTATTTCGTTAATGAGTGTTATTTTTACACTTACTTCGTTTTCATTACCCATATCACTTTTCCTTACGATTCTCTATCTCGCGTTTATTCGAAACAACCCCCAAAAAGTTGAAAGCTGAAACCAATAAAATTGGCTGATAAAGTACCCCCTGTTTATCAGGGAATTCGCTTGTTGTTTTCCATCTAAAAAAATAAGGCAATAGAAAGTTTGTTTGGTTGTCGATCAATTTAACCGGGCATCTTTTTATTTTAAACTTCCCCTTGCCTTTACAAATATCGCATTTACTACTTGCTTTACATATGCACTCTATCCAAATTTCTCCTTTTTTTGTCGGTCGTACACACCCTCGTTTTTTTTTGTCATCTTTGTCGCATAAATCGCAATTGTACCAAATCGAATGAGGCTCATATTGAAGTAGAGCCGCAAGGATTAACTTTTTTTTTCCTCAACGGTAAGCTTGTTCGCGTCATTCCACATTTTGAGGATTTCTGCCTTTTCCTCTTGTATGAAAATCTGTGACGGTTTTTTCCCTTGGAAATCACCTGCCGTTGTAGAAATCAAAACATCGTCAACGAAATCATCATGGCGCTTGAAAATATCCTCAACTTTTCGACCTTCCGAATTGTCATCATCGCACATCTTATAAAATGCGTATTCGCGTTCCCCTGTTTTAGGGCGGAATATCCAAGTATTACCATCCTTATCCTTATATGTAATTTCGTTTTTCATCGACAACGGGATCATTTTCCCTCCTTATGTTGCAGCATTAAAAGATAAACTCCATGAATTATTAACAAAGATTCCTGTAAGATCAAATGTGCTTAGTCCAGATATGTCGCTTGGTTCGCAAGCAGTTATTTGACTGCTTGCAGCACTTGCAAATCTGGTGATATACCCCGCCGCCCCATATGAAATATCAAATTCTCCTAATGCCGCACCAATAAGATCGGTAAATGGGTTGATCGTACCATCATAAAGAACTTTCGCAGTCCATCTTGATGGTCCCGGAATGAGTGTAGCGCTATAATGTCCATACGTTGATCCATCGGGCTTGGTTGCTACCTTAAACCCAGGATCAATTGTAAATTCAGAAACAAGGTATGTTCGTCCGCAAATTTTGGTAGTAATTTTTTTAAGCACTGGAGTTTTAACTGTAGTGTCAAGAGCAATACTATTTGGATTATAATTCCCAAGTGTAGGGACTACATCAACACACCCAGTGCCTTTTAATTCAGCTTTCAAAAGTTCTCCAATTTTACCAATGAATTTTCCTTCAAACATCATATTTTTAGCTGAATTTACAATACATGTTCCATTGGCTACCGAACCAGAAAAATATCTCATTTGCAAATAAGAATATTCCGACTCGTCAGAAGGGGTATATGTTTCCGGAGATCCTATCGAAGTGCTTAATCCCATTGCCTCTAAAATATCACTACAATATGGAAGTGTCGGAGTAGGAGACGTATCATCCGGATAAACTGGAAGTGTTCCAGTGAATTCATATAGCGCATCGCCTGGTACTGACGGACTTAACCCGCCATTGGTAACCGCTATATTCATCTCATTCATGTTTTGTTTAAGTTTAAGGCTTGCCCCACGTTCAAAAGGAAGAAAAACATTATACGTATAAGGCAATACGGTTATAGCATCGGTTTGCTTTATCCCTTCAAAAAATTCAAGCTGTGAATAAGCACCAGTATGTGCCATAAAATACCTCTTTCAATTTTGGTATTGAACTTTCCAAAAAGTGTTTAAAACTCCCGGTATGTATGCGCCGCCTGCCGGGCTTATCTCTCTTAAACTTCTATCATATCGTATAGTCGCACTTTCATCTATCAATTGCAAACGTCCAAGCTTTTCTCGGAATTCATTTTTAATATCGGAAAGAACCTTGTTAGCCTCTGCGTCTATTGCGTGGGTTGGGATGTCTTGTGTGCTTGTGATTGCTGCCTTAATCTTTATTTTAAATTCGCATTCTGCAAAACCGAAGTGCGAAAGATCAGCATCAATCATATTTTCAGATTCAAATGTAATGTCGGCCATCGGATAAGAAGGGTTCCCATATTTCCAATTGTTAATTGTACCGAAATTATACGCATATCCGTTTGCGGTCGTAATACTTTTAAGTCTTCGCCATATTTCGAGAGCAATTTGATCTATGCGAGTTTCTGCAACGGAAATATAATTGCTTTGCGTTGTGTCTATTCCTGCCGAAGTAACAACAACATGATAAATACCGTTGTCGGCAGAGTTAGCATATGTTTTTGAATACGATTCCGAAGTAGCTCCGGTAATGGCATAGTCGTTTTTATACCATTGATATGTAAGCGTTGCCCCAGTGGCCGTAACCGAAAGCGTAAACGAGCTTCCTCGTGTCGGGATTGTTGATGAGGGTTGTGATGTTATGACTGGCGCAGCCATGTTATCCCCTAAAAATCCTGCCAACACCTACGCGACTTACGGCAGGAATATTATCGTCATCATAAAGGAACATTTCAGCGGTAAGCAAAAGACGCAATTCTTCGCACCGCAATTTATAATAATCGAGCTTCGCTTTATAAATTTCAGTCATCGGGTCGTCAACAGAAGTGCTACCCCACAAGTCTTCTGCGATTTTAAAACAGCAATAAACGATGCCATACTTTTTCACTTCATAATTGATTCCTTTTGCAACAACATTCGCAATAAACGTATCGGCGGGGACATCGTTTGAAAGAGCGATTGAAATTAACTCTTCCTCGGCAGCGTTAACCCAACCGGTGACGCGCGAATCAGGAGTAGCGTTGGTGATCGGTTGCCGTAGAATCCCGTCAGTGATCCAATCGCTGTTAAAAATAGAATTGGTTGAAGTGGTCATTTTAGGCCTGTTATTTTGAAAGCTCTCATAACCGCGGCTTGCATTCGAGCAACGATAAAAGATTTTTGACGTGCGAATGCTTTGTACAAAAACTTTTGCGGCTTGACTCCGGGATGAGTGACGGATTTGGGAAAATGCTTACCGCCTCCACTAACCCAGTAAAGGGACTTTTTATTTTTCGGCTTAATCTTATACTCACCCTTGCCGCTTCCAAATTTTCCGGTTCCTTCGTGTTGATATGCTGAGTATTCACAAATCCCCGTATCCAAAACGCATTTTCCTTCGAGTCCTGATTGTTCAACTTCGACTTTTATTGCCCTTGCAATATGCTGTCGCTTATCATTTACACCAGTATTTATTCCAGCGTCAAGCTGAACTGCCTTAAGGCTTGCCTGCAATGAATTCCTTAATTCCTTGGAGACTTGAAGCGGAGCAACCATAAAAGATTTTAATAGTTTCTCCGCATCAATAGTCATCGACAATCGCATTATTGCCTCTTGATATACTTGCGCTTTTGGCGTACTTCAACTTCGTTGGCATTGTCATTTACAACAAGATGTTCTTGTTTCTGATCAACATTAACCGGAACAACTGTGTCGACAATTTCAGGAATAAGCTCATCGCCCCCTTCATTTTTTAAGGGAAGTGAGGTTTGAATTGCTTTAAACTCTTCCCAATCTTTTATATTGTGAAAAGTCCATCCGCCTTCTTCCACTCTCCGTGCCTTACTTGTCGTATCAATAACAAGCTTTAGAGGATAGCCTGGACGCAAAGGAATCGTCCTTGAAATTGCAAGCATTTTTAACTCCTTAACCAAGAATAGTGCATATGCCTTGTGGCCACACAGCTTTCATTCCACCCGCCCAATGCATTTCCCAAACCACCTGACCGTATTGAGAAATTTCAACAAGCAAAAGAGTCAAGCCGGTTTCGGAGTCAGTAATGGGAAGGGTTTTGATGATAGCGTTTTCCGGAAGGAAAGGCGGCCTTACAACCAGCGCAACCGCATTTCTTTCAAAAACGAAACACGGCGTATAATCTGCGCCAACCGCCATCGTATCATTGTCAACATGCTGCAATATTAAGCCTGGCTGATTAATGGTAAGCGGAGAGGTTGTATAGGCCGTTGCTGAAGCGTCGTAGTCAGGAATGACATATTTATTCGTATCAAGAGTACCCGAACCACCACCAGAACCACAAGTAAGAATATCGCCAGGATTCCACGGTCCATTCGTATCGGTATCAAAAGCGAGCGAAGTTTCGCCAACCGGTTCCGTAGCACTAAACAGTGTCCCAGAAGGAGTACCCGCCGTATGAGTTGCTATCCCTGCGCTAACACGAACGTTGCAGCCCCACTGTTTTGTTATTACACCGCTCCGGCGTTCTTCATCACTCCCGGCAAGATTGGCTTGCTGCACAATTCCGAGATTACCCATATTCATGTAGGCGCTCGAATTTACCAACAACGTCCTATCCGTTAACGATACGCCGTTGTCCATCAAAACCTTATTGGCAGCAATAAGGTCACTCAGGTCTGAGCCAAAAGGAGTAGTTCCGGCAGTTCCAACAGCCCGCGACGCCCCGTATTTAATCCGCAAACACAAATACGATTCAATTTGGTTGATACACGCCCGGATCATTTGCTCAATATTGCCCTGCGCCCAATCTTTATCTGTTTCCGCATTTGTTAACGACTGTATCTCTTCACCAGTCAAATACCTCGGAACGGTTTTGTTGGAATACTGAATATAGACCCGCGTCCGCGCCGCTGTTTGATCGGTAGGGCTCGGCAAAACGTTGGAAGGCGTGAATGTCGTCATGCTCGCAGCAGGAGCGATTTGCACATCCACGTATTCGCCAACAGCTACGCCTTTGGCCTTGCCGTCTTTGCCAAAATCATAGCTTGCACTTTTAATACCGCCAGCCATTTCGCGGCAAACCTTTTGCATCCCACTGAAAGCCTGCCTTTGAATATAAGTAAGAGTATTCGACATGGTTAATCTCCTTGTTTAGTCTTCACGAGGAAGAACGATGTTTTTGTCGTTAAGTTGAAAGGCCGCTCTCTCTTTCGGGGGAAGAGCCATCCAATCAGTGAATTTAATGGTTTGCCCGCCGGAATTATTTCTTTGTGATCTTGAGTTTCCGGAACCTCCAGAACCAGGCGCTTGCTGACTTATAACCAAGTGAGGATTTTTCTTTTTAAATTCGTCAAGCCCTTTTACCGAATCAATTTCGTCATCGCCATCAACAAAAACAACTTTATTGTCATCGGTAAGCTTGACTTTCCCAGCCGAAAGAAAATCCCTAATTACAAAATCCTTCGCCGGAATAGAGTCGCCTATCATTGACGAAAGAATTTCGGTTATACGAGAGTTTTTAAACTTCGTCTCAACCGCTAATTTTGCCGCTGCCTCATCATCAAGTTTTTTCTGCCATTTTTCATTAAGCTCTTTTTCAGCTTTTTTGAAATTTGCAGTTATTCTTGCTTCAAGCTCTTGCAGCGATCCTCCCTCTGGAGGCTTATTAGCTTTTTCGAGTTTTTCGAGTATGGGCTTTGCCTGTTCTTCCATATCGCCATCGGGATCGATTGAAAATTTGTTTTTAATAAAATCCTTCAGAGTTGCGATTGCAGTAAGATGCTTTTTAATCTCAGCACCTTTTTTTCTGCTCTCGTCAATCCCTTTTTGATTTAATGATTCAACAAAAGATTCAAGTTCCTGTGAATCGGCATCATCGATTTTGTACTTTTCCTTTAAAACTTTTAAGTCCATTCGAAAAACTCCTTGCCTCAACGGGCATTAAATTAAAAAACACCTCAACGGGTTAACTGACAGCCTCAACGGGCTTATTTATTTTTAGCCTCTACGGGCTTGATTTCATTAATAACTTTCTTTTTCTCTTCACCTTCAATTATACTTTTAAAATAGACAGCTTCTTGAATGGCTCCTGCAATACTAAAAGCCCGCTCAACTGTAGCGTCATACGACTCTTGAAGCTTCTGAATTCTTGCATTGATAAAATTTATATCAATCAATTTTTCCCCCAAGATTAAGCATACAAAAGGACATATCTAAGATTCCCCGCGGCGTCTCGGCATATCGGGAGGTACGTACTTTGGGTTGATTTCCCGGTTGCAGTCACACCAAGGTCTGAAAGGTTATTACAGTCAATCAGCGCCGTAATAGCCGTATTGTTGGTATTCACCGACCACGGAAAACAAAGCCCATCGGTGTCGCTCGTAATCTTGTGCATCCTTGATCCGAAAACAAGTTTCGCATTAGTAATGGTTGCCGCAGACTCTTCATAAATCCCATCGTTACGCGCGCAAACATAATTGCCAGCCGGAACGGTTCCTGCATTAATGTTTACCCACGCCGAAGCAGCGGCAGAGTGCCCCGTTGGGCTTCCAGTAATGTCAAGTTCTATTTCAGAAATTCCGTAACCATCGCCCATATTGGCGGCGCTCATTAAACCTTTGCCATAAAACACTCTTCCGGTTATGTTTTCGAGTTTAGAGTCAGTTATGTCTAAACATTTTCCAACTCTGTTATCAGTAGGAACCCAACAATTGCCATGATATTTTAACGGCATATCATACCCCTTTCAAATGAAAAAACACAGGCCATACTATTTAAAAAGATACGGGAAAATGGTTAATGTCGTGTCAAAATGAACGGTCGTACCCTTGGTTGAATCACCGACCAAATCGAATTCAGCGCCCTCTTTTAGACAATTCGTATCAAGCCAAATTTTTGTGTAAACGCCAGTCGAATCACCTGTAAGATGCACAGCAAGGAATCCGGTATGACCTGGCGGGCAAACCATCGCGCCCTTGCAATATTTAACATTGCCAAGGAAATGCTTGGGGGTGTAAACATTGCTTACAAAAGAAATCTTGTCGCCGTGAATGCTTGCCCGAGGCTGTTTGATGATTCCCGCTGATTCCTGCTCGCTCCCCATTTGAGCAAATGGCAGTGAAAGTATTAATCCTATAAGCCAAACCGACATTATTTTTTTCATTAATTTTTCTCCCGAAAATAAAAAAGGCCGATAAATCCTTTTCAGGACTTACCGGCCATCGATCATTCCCTGGATAATACCAGAGCGACTTCAGAATCCGAAAACTACTTTTTCACAACCGGCTTTTTCTTGCCGGGAGCGGTTTTCTTTCCGCCTTTGCCTTTACAGGCCATTTGAAACCCCTTGGTTGAGTTAAATAATAAATCAAAAAGTACATCAATTAGTAATATAATATATCAAAACAATTCAAAAAAGCAATTTAAATCTTATTATTCCTCATTTTTCGATTTAGTGTAAATCCTTTTTGGCATTATTTTAACGTCGTTGACTGCTCCTTGTGAGTAATTTATTTCAATTTGGATATTCCCGTTTGATCGTATATTATCCATTATTTCCTTTTGTACCTTTTCAGAAATAAGATTGCAGGCATCAGATATTTTCATTTGACATTACTCCTTGATGCATTTTCCAACCTCTTCAATTCTGCTTTCAGGCTATCTAAAACATCAGCATTAATTTTAAGTAATTCAGCTTCTTTTTCTCGCCTGGCTTTTATTTCTGTAATTAATTTTATATAATTAAAAGCACCGCAGCGAACTATTGCCAAAATATTAACGTGATCGTATCCGCACCATTGGCAAAGCATTATTTATTTCCTCCATAAAGAGCCTCTTTCAATTTACCAACATTTTTAAATTTAACATCACGCGGCTTCTTGAAACTGTTTATCTGGTTAGCCCAAGAATCTGGGTTCTCCCGAAATGCTTCGGCTCCCCCCTTGCCCATAAGCGAATCTTGATCTTCCTTTGATAAATTGCTGATAAATTTTTTAATTTTATCATGGTTATAATCATCGCCAGATGCCTCTTTTGTCTCGCCTGAATAAATCTCAACTAAAATGCACCAATCGTGTGGATGGAACGGGAATGGCGGCATGTGCGTCTTAGGGGAGCACCCCTTGCCCATACCATAAGCGTCATTGTTTGCCCAAAAATCGCATATATCGAATTTTGCGTGAGCGGTACTCAAAACAACCTGAAAGCCGATTATATCGTCATTGGCAAGCGCGTTGATCTGCTTCCCCTGTGTGTAGGCGCGCGATATTTCGGTGCTCGCTATACGCTCGGCGTTGTAACGTTGTTTGAAATACCCAGCGTAATATTCGGCATTTTCCAGCGCCTTAGCACTTGCTCCATCGCTCAAATCGACAATATCTTGATAGGCTCGTTTAAGTTTGGAAGTACCGGGCTCAACAAGACTATTTATACGAGATTGAACCTTTCGCACTTCCCTATAATATTTCTTATAGCCCTCAGGATCATTGGCAAGCTTGAACCCTTGCCGCGCCTTGGTCAAAAGATTATCAACGTCCTTTGCCACGTCCTTGGCTTGTATTCCGGTATCTGAAAGGTCTTGCGCTGCTTTGCGCCATGATGAACCTGTTTTGAGGCTTTTTTTTATATGCACTATCATTTCGTTGGTACGTGCAAGATCGTTTATTTTGTCGGAAAATTTAACTCCCGAAGCGTCATAAACGTTTTCGAGATACCAACGTTTAATGACAAGCGGCGCCGAGGCTTCTTTTATTCCAGCACCAACCGCAACACTTTTTGCAATGGAGTCCATGACGAAGTTCTTCGCCTTGGCTTTTACGTCGTATTTTTTGAAAGTCTCGTTTACGATCAATCCAATTTTTAGTGGATCGGTTTCGGTCCCGATTTTATCGACTATCTCGGCAATGACCTTTTTAATCAAGGCAGAATATTTGCGGTCGAATTCGGAGTAGAATTTTAGTGATGGGTTTTGCATTTAATTATTATTTTGGTGTTTCATCATTATTTTCTATTTCATCGTCCATATTTTCATCTTCTAATGCGCCCATCAAGGCTGCTTCCTTTTCCGCGGCTTCCCTGGCTTTCTTCTCTTCTATTTCAACCTTAAGGCCGTCCATTATTTCCTTTATTTTTTTATCGTCACCTTTCAAAAACGCCTTGATAATTTCTTCCCATGCTGCAAGGGCGACTGATTCGGGAGGCATTTCCCTGACTATCGCAAGGCCGTTAGTAATACGCTCAGCATCACGTCCAGGATCAAAGTCATGCGGAAAATCTGGTTCGAATTTATCAGCAATAGCATCCTGCTTGGTATACCGGCAAAACATTTTTACCATTTGCTTGGCCGTATTTTTTGCAGCATCAGCAACATTGCAAAGGATGGATTCCTGCGCCCTGAAATCCCATTTTTTGGCAAGTCCGCTTGATTCTTCCTTTATTCCTACTACGCCGGCCTGATCAGCAACTTTATAAATTAAATCGACGAGGCGCTCGCAATTCGAAACCATTTGCGCGCAATGTGAAGAGTCCGGGCTTGCGTATCCTGGAGGAAATTTCGCATCAGTCCCGCAATTTAAAAATGTAGCTGCGCCAAGTACAACGCTTGAAACATCTAACCCGCTCGTATAAAACACTGAAAAGGACTGGAAAAGTTCTAGTACCTGAACGAAAGTTTCTTTATTGAAAAGAGCAAAGCATAAAAAAGCAAGGTGGTAAAGCGGTGGTTGAGGAAATTCTGCCAGGCTTTTTGACCTAACAAAATTCATCATCTTGATTACCGGAATCACGCCAAGTCCATGTGTCCCTTGCTCGTCCTCAATCTCATTGTCGTCCTTCCCATCATCGATATGAAAAACTTTCCATATTTGAGAGTCCCAATATCGATAATATTTTCGCGAAATTGTTTTTTTGTCTTCTTTTACTTCTTCCTCGCGGTCAAAAAACGTTATTGACAATAACTTGCCCTTGTCATCAACTTTATAATCGTATACTTGTGACGGCGATTTCTCGTAACAATACGGGTAAAGACGCCCAGCCAATACCTCTTCTTCGGTATATGGCATATTAGTTGCAGGATTAGTAGTTGTTTTTATATTGTCAACAACTATGAAATTAACTCCGTATAGTAATTCGTTAATTGTTGCATTCCAAATAAAATCTTTCACTGATGTTTCGCAATCATCACAATTTTCTATAAATCCATTTATTTTTTTATCTTCAATCTTACCGTCTATTGTGGAAAGTTTGTTAAATACAGGATCAATCATTGCGTCTATTATTGCCTTGAAGATCGGAATATAATACGAGAATGCGCGCCGATCTTCGTAAAATTGTTCTCGAACGAATGGGATTAAGAATGATCCATCCTTGTACCCCTCCGATCCTTCGTATGTATACTTCATAAAATCGCAAGGATGCAACTGTCTAACATCTCGCCAGGCATCTTGATCTTGTATTTTAAAGCGCTCAGGAATATCTTGGTTTTGCGCTGTCGGGCTTTGCAATGGGATATTATTTTGACCTTCAAGAATCGTGTTTAAATCGCTCATATTTTATCCTTTTTTAAATTGCGAGCCGAAGGGCCTGGCCTGGGTTAACTGTAATCTTTGTAAATACCGCTCCGCGCCTTGCGTCCATCGAATGGTTAAAATCATCCATGGGTTTATTTGTAATCTTGCCATTTGAATCCTCGATATATCGGTAATTACGCTGCTCCTTAATTGAATCAAGACTTCTTTTAGTCCATGCCTGATTATATTGATTTACCTTTTGAATTCCAGCTAAAACGCTATCGGCTCCCTTTACTGTCGGCTTTATATTGTAGCCATATAGTTGAATTTCTTTAATACTTTTTGGTTCTGCCGAGTCCGCGAATATTTCATCGTAATTTTTCCGTATTCCAAGAGTTTGAAAACGCGATGCAATTTGTTGATTCGTTAACCCCTTCTCATAAATTAATTGATCGCATAGCAGCCAGTCTTTAATTATAACACATTTTACCAAAGAGGTTGGATCATTTGAAAAACCCCAGTCAAGGCCATAAAAAACTATCCCACCACTTGGAAGGCTGTTAATAAGTTCAAATTTTGGATGGACAAGCCCTTCAACGTTTCCGATTTCTCCCAAGCCATAAACTCGCCACCAATTCGGGTCTTTATCCTTTCTACTTTCGATATCCTCAACAATGGCTTTTGGTAAAACGTGCTTTGCATCAAGGTAAGTGCTATGTATAAATTCTGATTTTTGATCATGGATAAGACCTTTTTCGTGAATCCAAAATTCACTAACAGGATTATAGTCAAGGATAATAAATTCAGAAGTACGAACAAACAATTCGTCAGCAGATTGACCGGTAATATTATTGCACTCATTAACGAAAAGAGCATTCCTACGACCGCCACGGAGTTTACTTGCTTCATCAGCGGAGAAGAATTCCAATGTTGCATTGTCGTATTCATAAATGCTGTTTGTGCGATTCCATCTCGAATCTTCCCACGTGTCGCCTTTGATGTTTTGAAAATCACGAATGCATCCACGTTTTAAATGAGGATGGCTTTCAGAAACAATTGAAAATAGAAATTTTCTTTTAATTGTCGTGCATATTTTATCAACGAGCTGAATAACTGAAAATGTTTTACTGCTCGATGTCCCGCCCTGGTTGATGATAACTCTTTTTTTTTTAGAATTGCATCAAGATTGCGGTCAAAAACATTAGTGCAATTATATACCATTTTTGTCAATCTCTTTCAAAGCTTCGGCGGTTTTAGCGGACACAACATTGTATGTATTTTGAACTATCTTTTCACCCTTAGTGGTATGGTCTATTGACTCAATGGCTTTGCCTTCGGTACGGTCTATAAGCTCTTTTACAGCTTGCACGTTTCCGTCAAGTCCTTCCTTAAGCAAAGCGCAAACAAGACTATGGTAAAATGTTTTATCACTTTCAAGATGGACCTTAGAAAGTTTCATGGTCCCGCCAGACGGGAAAGTATATTCAATATCCAATTTTTTAGCAGAAAGAATTTGTCGAGCAATATCAGAAAAGCAATGCTCCTTTTTGGGGCGACCGTTGGGATTTCCTGATTGACCTTTTTGAAATAGCTTTTTAGGCATTTTTATCACCTAACGCAGAAAGAATAATATCACCATTGATGTATTTATTATCCTTGGGAAGTCCAAGCCTATCAAGAAGTGCATCAGCATGAATACTACTTTCGAAAACAGCAATCAAATAAAAATCGACATTATCTTTCTTTTGCCCTTCTTCTTTCATTTTTTTGCGACGTTCTTTTATTGTCTCAATTTTCTTTTGAGTGGCAACGGCTGCCGGAGCATTGAAAAATTCTTCCCCAATATCAATACCTGTAATATCCTTGACTTCAATATTATCAAACCCAAATTCCTCAACTTTTACGCCATCTTCAGATAAAAGATTCTTCACCAAATCAAAATCGAAAGATCCTTGCGCTGAAGAGTTATTTAAAAAAACATTAAGCTCTTTTTCCTTCTTTTCAGTAACATCAATACGGCAAACAGTTAAAGAATAATCCTGTTTTCCTTCAAGGTCGTCAATTATTCCTAAGCGCTGATGCCCTGATACTAAATTGCCGGTTCGTTCGTTCCATACTAAGCCCTCTATAAGCCCGTCTTTCTCGATCTTTTTTTTAAGCCGTGTGCGGGCTTGTGGATCGATGAAGCGAGGGTTGTATGGAGCGTTTTTAATCTGTGATCTATGTACGGTGATGAACGAGAATTTTTGAAATCTTGTCACCGTAGAATTCAAAACGCTTGATTGCTGATTCTGCATAAGGAAAAACCTCTAAAATTTTTTGATAATCATCTGGATAATGCTTTTTAATTTGGGACAATTCTTCATACCATAATTTGCCAAATGAGTTACCGAACATGCCATAATCTGAAGGAAGAAAAATTTTATTGCGCTTGACGTAGTTGAAAACTGTCGATGTTGACCAGGCCGTCAAAGGAAAACACCTTTTCCTTCTTTCGTCAACACCCCTACACTTTTTAAGCATTGCCCTACGAACAATAGAATCATGGGCTTTTTCTCCAGATATAATCCATTCAAATCCTGATTGTTCGCGAACATGCTCATCAATATCCTTTACCGATAGGCTTTTAATATTTTTCGAAACATCGTCAACCGGCCTAAAAACCCCTTTTCTCAAAATCTTCCCAATCCCCCGCCAACACCAGTAGCACCACCTCTACCGCCACGAGAGCCCTTCCCGCTTTTCCATTTTGTGTTTGCGCTTCTCATCGAAGGTTTGCCTTTGGGCGCTGTTCGTTTTTTCGCCATAAAAAACCTCACTTTCTGTTAATTTATTACCTATCAAAACGACATATAAATCGTTTTTAAAGTCCTTTTTAATACCTTTGCATTCGCAAAAAATTGCCGTTGGGGAATATCCCAATTGGAATCTAATAATAGAATAAAAACCATCTTTGCCATCAAGCCTTAAATCCCAATAGGAAGTATGGTCGCGAAAGTCCTTAGATTTTTCGCCAGATAAAATCTTATCGAACCATTGTTTTTTTACAATAAGATTTAATATGTTTTGCATCTGTTTATAATCTGTTTTGCAGGATTTTAACGCTATTTAACCGTTAATATACTATTTTTTAACACAAAAATAATTATTTTATTAAAAAATTAACAAATATCTATTTTAGCGAATCGAGCTTGTCTATGAGTCCGATTAGGAGGCGCTCCATTGGGGTTTGCCGACAGTGTTCCCGATCAATATCCGGGCAAAAAAATACATTTTTGAGAGTGATGCGCGTAGAGTGTATCCCGCATATCTGTTCTATTGTTTCCACGGCAGCGGCGAAACGGCGGAAAATTTCTTCGGATTTTATTTGAATGCCATCGAAAATCAGTTCAGGCCGTTTTATCATCATTTTTTTTTATCCCTCTATAGATCATGTATCCAACAAATGCGGTGATGGCGCCGATGCCGACGGCCATTATTGTCATTGCCATTATTTGCTCCCATAGAGCTGCCGGTGTTTATCCCAGGCGGTTTTGATGTCATCGTCGGAATGTCTGAGAGTTTTTGCCCATTTATAAAAATCATCATAATCAACAAATTTTATTTCCGGTTGATCCCATAGCAGATATCTGGATAGGCGTTCAACCGGGGTGATGGGTTTGTTGGTCAAAATATAATCCAGTCTATTAATTCAATAAATTTAAATAAAACGTTCTAGTTCCGGGGGAGCGAAGCCTACGTATTTGCATTTGATCAAGCTCCAAACGCAACCCCTAAATCCCCTTTGTATTTGTAAACATTGGGAGTATAGAGAATTGCGCTTTAGATCAAGCCCCGGTTTCTACCGGGAATATTTACCAGGTAACCACGCGGTTTCCCGCTTTCCTAACCCCGATAAATACGCTTTGTCGCTCGCTTTCGCAGGGCGACTACCAAATGAAAAAGGGCTTCCGATTTGTTCTGTCCGCCCGCTGGTGAGAGCAGCGGATGGAAGTAATCGAAAACCCTTTTTAATTTGTTTTTTCCTCTCACAAAAAAACTTAGCCATAATAATAACCCATGCCGAAACAAAAAGCAATAATATTTTTTATTTATTTTATTTTTTTCTGTATTCAATAGAATACACTTTCTTTCTTGTTATACATAATTATATGTACATATACATAATTATATGGTATATTATAGGGGTAGATGAGAGAGCGACCGGGAGGATAACCCTCCCAACCGATCCGGCGGTACCGGAGACCCTGGAAACCCCAGGTACACAGAGGAGGATCAGATGAGCAGCAAAAAAATCGTATCGATTAACCCTATCGTAGTAGCGGCAGCGCGCGCATACCTCGACCGTAGAGATCGTCGCAGTCATCCGGACGGCAAAACCGATAGCGGCGGGCGCTGGTATCCATCAGATAGCGAGGATATCAATGGCACGATCACCCGGACGATACGCAGCCCGTCGAGGGCATGGCCGTGGTCCTATATGGTCGCATGCCGGACGGCCGGACACGTCGCCGAGCTGTACGGAGTGGACGTATCGGCAGTACGCAGCATGGCGCGTACGCTCGATAGATCCGCGCAACTGCCTGTTGCAATAGCCGCATAATTCAAGGGGCGCGAGCCCCACGTTTCCACGCGCCCGCCTCCACGTTGGCGGAAATGGATAACCCCGGAAATACCGGGAAACCGAGTGGCGCAAACGCCGGGATAACCGGCAGGGAGAAAAATTATGAGCCTCACAAAAATATCCTACAAAATCACAGATGCGCTTCAACGCGCCGAAATCGCCGCCGGGCGCGATGGAGCGAGAAACCGAGAGGTTGAGGTTGATCTCGTATCCATGATATCGGATACCGAGCATACAAAAATCCAATCCGACGGCGCGATATGGATCGAGACGCACCAGGGACGAAATTGGAATACCCTCGATACGGATCAGGCAGTACTACTCACCCCGGATACTGCGCTCGATGCGCTAAAAAAAGAAATTGCCGACGGTATCGCTGCCGACAACGCGGCAATTGTGGCATGGTTGGCGCTACCGGATGAAAAAAAAATCGAGGACCGGGCACTCGGAAATTGGCGAGTTTTTGACTATAATCGCCCCAACGGTATCGGCGACGGACGAGTAAAAAACGAGGTTGAACGGCTCAAAAAAATTTGCTCCGATCATAATACCGAGGCGAAAAAAATTGCCGACGGAGCACGGGCAAAAAAAGAAAAAAACGACGCGGAAATTGAATCCCGCAAACTCGCGCAACTCAACGAGGCTGTCGGGCGCCTCGGTACCGACACACAAAAAGCGCGTTGGGCGGCGGGCGTTATGGCGAGGAGCGAGGTTATCGATTTGATTCGTGCGGATATTTTTTCTTTCCTTGGCGCCGACGCTCTGCCTGCCGATGAATATCATCTCCCGGAGGAAACCGATGACTACGGAGAGACTATTGAGCACTCAGAATCCGATAAAAAAACGCTCACCGACGCGCAGTTCGAAAAAATTCAGTCGGCGCTCGCAAAAATACCCGGCGCGACAGCGACATACCACCACGAGTATTACGATGATCATGACGACATGGACACTCTCGATATCGCCAGGATCACAAAAACAGTCGGCGAGTATACGTTATTAGTTGATATAATTCTGTGAAATTTAGTCCGAAACCGCCTCCGGGCGGTCTGATGGTAGACCGGTACTGATGAGGACAATAACCAGGAGGAAAAAATGAACGCAATCGCAAAAGAAGCACTGCGAAATTGTCACGGAGATAAAAGAGATGCCATCGATGCCCTATGTGATGGTGTCTACCTGCATAATGCGGGATATACCGATAGCGATCAAAATGAAATTGGATGCGCGGTAGCAGAACTGAAAAAAAATATTTAGTCATAAACTGGGGGATGCCATAGTAAACTATAAAAAAGTATGCATGGAATAATATTATAATGTAAATAAAAATTCCCTCCGGCGCACCGGAAAATCCGTAAGGGGCTATGGTATTCACCGCGACTTCCCGCTCCTTAGCGCCGGGGGATTATTAAAATAATTTAACCGGGAAAAGGAGCAAAAAAATGACTCGGAAAGAATACTTGGAGCAATGGCGCAAATTAAATAAACAGCATTTATCGGAATGGTATCAAAAAAACAAAGAGAAACGTAAAATGCAAATGAGTGCATGGCGCAAAAAAAATGCTGTGGCAATTCTTGCGAAAAATAGGGAGTATAAAAAAGAAAATAATGCCAGTCAGCAACTATACAAATTAAGAAATGCGGAAAAGACAAAAGTTTTATCGGCTTTAAAAAAGCTTGAAACAGCATTAAAAAAATATTTTGAGCTTTAAGACACTAATCCATAATCCAGCGGAATCATGAATATGTATCACATAGTTTTTGAGGATGGCGCATGGTCGTATAGATGAAATTTGCAATGATCAGATTGAAGGAAAAATATGAAAATAAGAACTACGATTCTACTCGAAGAAAAAACAAAGAAGTTTTTGGAAAAAAACCGTGAGAAAACCGGCGAATCGATGAATCATTTCATCGAACATGCCATCTCGGCAAAAAGAGGGAAAAAAGAAATCGACTGCGATATAGAACCATACGAGGTAGTTAAAAACAAATAACAAGAAAGGTGCTTTATGAAAAAAATAATTTTATCTATACTGTCAATTTGTTTTGTCGTCGGATGCGCAGCTACAGTTCCAAATGACGCGATATCGGCATATGAAAAACTGAACAAAGAAAAATTTTACCGGGCTAAAGGAGAAGGATATTTCAGCCATCTATACGATATAAATTTGCTTTTGAAGTCAAAATGCGATTCACTTTCAAAAAGATGCGATTCTTTACAAGATAAATTGAATTGGATTGCTAATTACAATTTCAAATAAATTAAGGAGCAAAAAAAATGAATCTGCTAATGTTCCACGAATTTACTTTTTTTCAATGGATATGTTTCGCTTGCATGGTATTTTCAATAATCATGCTGGGACTCGGAATTCACAGTTTTTTTTCCGCAATTAAACATTGGAAAGAAAGGGGAAAATAATCATGGATTTTACATTTGCTCAATGTGTTTGGGTAGGATTTATAATTTTTTCCGCTGTTGTTTTTGCTGTATCATTATGGAGTATTTTTTTGTTATCCGATCATGGGGAAAAAATGGATGAAAAATTCCTTTCGAAAGAACGATTCATTGCCTTTGAAAAAAACGAATATTCCGACTGGACATTCAAAAGCGCCGCACTCCCAAAATTACCTTGCTGGAAATGCGAAAAATGCCGGGACTCAAAACAGATGGATACATGCCCAGCTTACAAGCTTTACAAAAAAATAAACATTGTCAATCCTCAGTTTAAAATATTACTCATTGAAATGTGGCAAGCCCAAGTATGGGTTCCAATGAAAAAGGTTAACGCTCTCACTCCGGCGCATTATTTACATTTAACCCCCGAGGAATTAGGAGGAAATTAAAATGCCTGACATCAATCCTGTAATGGAACTAATTTACACATTGCAAAAAGCTGACAACGAAGGAACTGAAGCGCCATACTGGCTTATTCTCGATCCAAAACAAAATATGAATTGCGATATACACAATCTTGCATTTCAGATAACAGGACCATATTTCAGCAGAGAAGACGCGGAAAATTTTTTATGGTCGAATAGTCATACTTTCGGTAAAAACGCCGATGTATTTTGCGTGTCCGGATGTTACAGCGAAAAGTACTTTGACTTTTATAAAAAAATAACCGGGTAATCCAATGAAAAAAAAGCGTAAACTTTTCACGCTCAAAAAAATGGAGGACGACGAGTTCGGGCAACCGTCGTCTCCGAATGCAGGAGAACCAGGAACAAGGCATGGGGTGACCGGTTTTTCCGAAACACGAGGGCGCAAAGCGAGAGGATTAAAAAATGAATGACGCTGACACTATCGCACTACAAATGATGTGGCGGTATACTAAAGATACCGGAAAATCGGCAACAAAACGGTTCAAAGACGGAGACCATGGTTTTACCACAGAATATGTGGAATGGTTAGAAAAAATAGCTGTTCGAAATATTGAGGTAGACAAATGAGTGACGACGAATTCGATCTCACGCACGCGATGAAAGCCAAGAAAATAGCGGAGGCGGAATATCGGGAAATGCAGAGTGATGACGTTTGCCAGTATTGCGCTAATGCTCACAGTTGTGCGTATGAATTAGGCAACTGCGTCGAACATGACCACTTTTCAGGAATAAAAGTTCTAATCGAAAACAATTAACAAGGGAGAGTTATGAAATTAAATATTGAAGTAGAAATTGATTATCTTGATGAAAATGGAAGTTTGGATGAGATTGTTAAAAAAGAAATAGCTGCAAAAATAATAAATTCAGTTTCCAAAAAAGTAGAAACTGAAATGCAGGAAGAGGCAACAAAAGCCATTTCCGGGAAAATTGACGAAATTTGCAATTTATTAATAGGAGAATTCCTTAAACGAAAAGTAAATATTACCGACAAATGGGGAAAAGAAATTATCTGCGATACCACAATTGAGGATATTTTAAAAAATAAATTCGACGAATTCTGGAATCAGAACGTTGATGATAGTGGAAGATCGGGATGCGATTCGTATGTAAGAACAAGGCGTCGTTTTGAATGGTTAATTGATAAACAAATCGAAGACCATTCTAAAAAATTCGCAGACAAATTAATCAAAGAGACATCCGACAAGATTACAAAAAGCATAACAGAAAACCTTAAGACTCAAATAGGCAATGAGGTTGTTTCGAAATTGGGAGTAAATAAATTTTTAATTGAAAATAAAGATTGACATCACACATTAAATCAACTATATTACTTATGACCTTGCGAAATCCCAAAACCAAACCCGTCTTATCCCGTCAGGGATGTAAATGCATTCTCGCAAGGTCTGCATGGGCGGGTTATTTTTAACCGAACACTCTCCCGGCGAGCCGGTTCCATTCCGTCAAACGCCGCTACGTGCAATAGCGGAGCGCGAGAGCCGGGAGAATGTTTTTAAATGGAAAATAATTTATGCCATTAAAATATTTTATATGTCCAGACAACGATAAAATAGAAATAGACGACTGCTTGAAAGAGGGCGGCTGCCGAATGGGTGAACGTTGCGCGACTCGCTCCTATTTGAGACTCGCTTCGAGAGAAAGAATATGGACCGGAAAGCCATCTACTACCCAATTAATACGCGGGACACTCGAAGCATTCTTAATCTTAACAAAAGAATATTCTATAAGTCCGGATTCCCGAGCTTTTATGTTACATGGTACAAAAGGTCATGCTGTTTTGGAAGGTTCGGAAGATGAACTCTCTTTTCTCGAAGAAAAATTCGACGGAGACGACACCGATGAAACCGGAATTTCCGATGTGATAGAGATCGAAAATGGCCAAATTGACATGATCGACTACAAAACTTCCGGCTCCTACAAAGTTGCCAAGGCACTCGGTTTTAAAGTCATCGAAAAAGAAACCGATGAAGTTTTTAAAAGCGGAAAGCGAAAAGGTGAGAAGAAAACCATAAAAGAGCTTGTCAGAGATCAAAAATATGAAGACCGATGGGAATGGGAACTGCAATTAAATAAATATCGAATCGAAGCGGAAAAACGTTTAGGGAAAAAAATAAATCACCTGAAAATACAATGTTGCGTTCGGGATGGAGGAACATTCATTGCGAGAAGCCGGGGAATTTTCAGAAACGTTTATTACTTCAACTTGAAAATTATTACGGATCAAGAAGTATTGGATTATTTCAAAATGAAGCGGGAAGCCCTTTTAAGCGCTTTAAAAACTATGACCGCGCCTCCGACCTGTGATAGACTCGAAAACTGGGAAGGACTTAAATGCGCGCGCTTTTGCGCGGTTGCTGAATTTTGTTCTTATGGAAAATATTTAAAAACTCAAAAACAAAGCGAGGAAGAAATGATTAAAGGATTGTCGGAAATAAGAAGGCTTCCGAGGCTTGGAAAAATTCGCCTTGGAATTAAAAAAGTTTCATCGAAAGGAGTTGAATATCCGGCAGAAATAGACTATTTCAAACTTGATCCGAAAACACCTTCCGAGTTGGAAAACAAAAACCTTATTTCAGAATACGAAAAACTATACGGGGAAAAACCCAAACAGATTCGAATAATGTTCCCGCTTCCAGACCCGTCTATTTTCTTTCCTCAATTTTACAAACGATACGCTAATGGAGTATTGCGCTGCAAGGGAGATGGGATAGAAGCAGTATGTATATCACAAGAGCATGCGGCCAGCCTCGAAGTGCTTGGGGCATCCGAAATGGGAGGAGTACGAGTAAATTGCAAAGGACAGGATTGTCCATTTTATCAGCAAAAAAAATGCTCAGAATCCGCAGCGCTTTCTATCCTTTTGCCGGAATTAAAAGGGGCTGGCGTATGGGAAATAGTTACCGGTTCATTTCATTCTATTGTAAACATAAATTCTTGCCTTGAATATATCAAGGCTATTTGCGGTCGCGTTCACATGATCCCGTTAAAATTGGAGCGCAGAGAGCAAGAAATTACTTACGAAGGGAAAAAATCGAAACACTATATTCTGCATATCAATATGGATTTCCCTCTTTCCGATTTACAAAAATTTGCCCTTATTGATCCGACAAAAAGCATGCTCGAACTTCCGGAAGTCAGAGAGGACAAGGAAGATATTCTTTTCCTTGAAAATAAAGTCATTAACATTACCGAAGAAAAAGAACCTAAAAACTCCGACGTGCTTTTAATTTCTACCAATCAAACTTCTAACATTTTAGAGGAAATTGCAAAACGAGAAGGCGCAAGCGTTGATTCTATTTTAAAGTTTTATCGTGGTCTTTTAAAAGACGAAACAATAAAAGTTCTTACCGATATCCCGGAAAAAAATTACGAATCAATAATGGCTACGCTTGTTAAAAAACCATTAAAAAAAATATCTTCCGACCAAAAATTAAACGCCGAACTCGACGCGGCGGCGGCAAAGGAGTAACATGAAAAAAGTTCTTTGGTTTGATTGCGAAACTACCGGTCTTGATCCGGTTAAAAACGACATAATTCAGCTTGCCGGGATAATAGAAATCGATGGCAAAGAGGTTGATGAATTCGATTTTAAGTGTCAACCGTTTTCGTATGACAATATTACCCTCGATGCGCTTGCGAAAAATAAATTTTCTCTTGAGGACATCAAGGGCTTTGAAATGCCGTTAAAAGTTAAAATTGATTTTGTCAATATTATCGGAAAATACTGCGATAAATTCGACAAAAACGATAAATTTTATCCTGCGGGATATGAGGTCAGTTTTGATATAAATTTCATATCTCAATGGTTTCAAAAATGCGGTGATAAATTTTTCGGATCATGGATTGACCGTCGGAGGCCGCTTGATCCCAGATATTTACTTTCTATTATGGATTATCAAGGAATTATATCACTTCCGGATTACAAACTCGAAACCGTTGCTAATCATTTTGGGATAGCAATAAATGCTCATGACGCTTTTTCAGATATACAAGCGACCAGGTATATTTTTAAAAAGGTAATTGAGGAATTGAAAATATGAAACCATACAGAAAATTCTCACGTTGCTTTCACTTCCGAATCTTCGGATTGGATATCCGCATCAGTAGGGACAAGGCGGATTACAAGAAGCCGGAGCGGAATAAAAAACCAGTGGCGGAACAATTGAAAATGCAGATTTAACTTTAAAAGAAAGAAGGTACTTGTGAAAAAATCAGAGTATGTAATTGTAAGAACTTATTCAGCCGGGGTACATTCAGGAACATTAGTATCTCAAAAATGTAAAGAAGTTATTTTAAAAAACACTCGGCGCATTTGGTATTGGAAAGGAGCGGCTTCATTGTCAGAACTTGCTTTGTGTGGAGTAAAATGTCCAAACGAATGCAAATTTTCAGTTACAATACCATCAATAAAGTTAACCGAGGCAATAGAAATAATTCCATGCACAAAAACTGCTATTGCTTCTATTAAGGCGGTCCCGGAATGGAGATCATAAAAGAAAATATTATTATATCCTGGGACGGGGACGGGGCCGGGTCCGGGTACGGGTCCGGGTACGGGGCCGGGTCCGGGGACGGGTCCGGGTCCGGGTACGGGTCCGGGTACGGGGCCGGGTCCGGGGACGGGTCCGGGTACGGGGACGGGTCCGGGTACGGGGCCGGGTCCGGGGACGGGGCCGGGTCCGGGGACGGGTCCGGGGACGGGGACGGGGACGGGGACGGGTCCGGAGCCGGGTACGGGGACGGGTCCGGGGGAATAAATATTAACCACCGGCCGAACCAGTATTGAGTATCTGGAAGCGCTTACGTGCTCATTCAGCGCATACAGGCGTACGCGTAGGCGCAGAGGCCGGAATTTTAAAGGATAATTTATATGACACATTTAGAGCATATCGAGTCGTTAGTATATCAATTCGGTGACGCAATGGATATTTCTACTTGGAAACAACTGAAAGAAAAAATTGCGTCAAAAATTGTGGAAGATCAAAGCGATGATTGTGGTGAAAAAACTTTCTATGATGCGGAATTAAATTACGATATGGGAAATCGTAACCCAATGGGAAATCGTAACCCAATTTCCAGTCATCCTTGGCCTAACGGAAATATAGGATTCATGAAGGAGCTTTGTAAAGAATGCTCGCTAAAAACGGCGGAAGATCAAAAGCCACCTGCCAACCACAGCGAAGAAATTGCTTTCCTGGAAAGTATCGATTTGCCGGCAGGAATTAATCAATTTGAACGGTGTATTGATAATATGAGTAAACAGATTAATGATCGAATAACTCTACTTCGTTCTAAGGACAAACAATGATTTTAGTTGATTCTCTATATCAAATTGTACATCCTGTACGCGTGGTAATACCTGTTATTGATTTAATTTGGATTTCACTTGCTGGAATGGCGATGTCCGTATTCGCGTTGATTGGAGCGGTGACGGTATTGGTATTGCTAAAAAGTAAACAATGAAGCCCCGGGAACCAGATGTAAACTACGAGGAGTTGCTCGAAAAGTGCGTTAAAGCGCGCTATACTTATCCGGACGGTATTACGGAAAAGGACAAGATCGAAGAGCAAATCAAAAATTTAAAGGAAAGGATTGAGAAATGAATTCAGAAAAGTTTAATCTGATAGTAGACGAAAGATGTAAAAAAAATAAAATACATTCTATGTAAAAAGGCAGAAGAATATTCTACGAATCATGATAGATTTCACAATTTTACAAGAGCGGCCTCAATATTAGGTGTTTCAAAACCACAGGCGCTTGTCGGAATGATGGCAAAACATTGGGTTTCTGTTTTGGATATTATTGATAAATTGGTAACAAATAATTATGTCTCCGGTGAGTTAATCGATGAAAAAATAGGTGATTCAATAAATTATTTGATTCTACTCGAAGCGATGCTAATAGAAATTACAGGTTACGAAATTACAAAAAACGATAATATTGGTTGACTTACATGAAAAAACCTAAACTGCTCGATCTTTTTTGCTGCCAAGGCGGGGCGGGAATGGGATATCATCGCGCCGGTTTTGAGGTAGTGGGAATTGATCATAAACCTCAACCGAGATACCCATTTGAATTTCACCAAGCCGACGCCTTTGAATATTTAAAAAAGCACGGAAAAGAATTTGACGTTATCCATGCAAGTCCGCCATGTCAGAGATATTCCGGATTAACTCCCATTGCATATAGAGGGAGACATCCTAATTTGATTGCATCGACAAGGATAGCCCTACAATCTATCGGGAAGCCATACGTCATAGAAAATGTAAGGGGCGCAATGCGATTGCTGGAAAGACCTATTATGCTATGTGGTACGATGTTTGGATTGAGGGTGCGCCGGCATAGATATTTTGAAATATTTCCAAATATTGCGCCGCCTATTTTGGGGTGCGATCACTCTTTTCAATGCATTTTAATAAGTGGTTCACCAAGAAGAAAAATTAATGGAATTTTAAACAGAGATGAACCAAGCGCAAAAGAAATGCGCGACGCTGCTGATTTGCAATGGATGACTCGCAAAGGAATGGATGAGGCTATTCCGCCGGCGTATACGGAATGGATAGGAAAACAATTAATAAATATCATTTGACTTTCATAAGCAAAAGGGTTATTTTGTTAGCATGATCGGCAAAATCATTTTTTTAAAATTGTAATCATCCCAAGGCAACGGAATCTCTATTCCGTGTTCCCGTGGCATCTTTGCCGATCAACCACGGGAACCGCCAAGGGTTTTTTTATTATCATGAATAAAGAATTTTTCGAAAAGTACAAAGATCCTCGATGGCAGAAAAAAAGACTGGAAATTCTTGAAAGAGATGGTTTTTCTTGTATAAAATGCGGAAACAAAAAAAATACTCTCCATATTCACCATCTTTATTACAATAATACAAAAGATGGCAAATGGCTTTCTCCATGGGAATATCCAAACGAAGTACTTATTACGCTTTGTGAAATATGCCATGAAGAGGAAAAAGATTCACGTCAAGAACATGAACAACTTTTATTATATATGCTTAAGAAAGCAGGATTTTTAAGTAGTGATATTTTTGAGTTAGCAGAAGGATTTTTTAATTTTAAATTTTTACATTTGTCCGAAGTAGTATCATCAAGTTTAAAATGGTTTTTATCATCAGAAGAAATGCAAAAAAAACTTCTTGATTCATATTTTGAATATTTGAGTAAAAAATGAGCCGTCCTAAAAAAATAGGGCTTGATTATTTTCCATTAGATACTCAATGGGATGAAAAAATAAAAGCATTGCTTTCAATTTATGGAAACGATGGACTTTCATGGATAATAACATTTTGGCAATCCGCATATCGTGATGAATTTGGTAGAGTTAATATAAATAAATACTTCGGCGAAGTATTGGCGAAGGATAGCCGAAATACACCCGAAAAACAAAATGAAATAATAAAAATGGCCTTAGATATTAAATTAATAAAAGAAATCGAACCTGGAATATATACCTCTAACGGAATTCAAAAAAGAATTAAAGAGGTATCTTACGAACGTGGTGCGGCTCTTAAGCGTTATTATGATAGCAAAGAAAGTACCAAAGAAAGAATTAAAATACCAAAGCAAATTAAAGATAAATTAAAGGAAAGTAAAGTAAAGGATTTCGGTGATACTTCGGAGAAAAATGTAAATAATTGGAAATTAAGATTTTGGGAATATTATAAACTTATAATTTTAGCATTTAGAGAGATAGCGAAAGATGAAGAATTGCGTAAAAAATTGGAATCAATGCATCCGGGATTAGATATAGGAAAATCTATTCGAAAAGGAATTTTTGAATATTGGGGACGCCTCGCAGGATGGGAATATAAGAAAAAATTAGCGAGAGGAAAACAAAATTACAATCCCAATATGAAAATGACATTAATAAAAAATATCGACAAAAGTAAGGTATGGAAAGAAAGAAACACAATAAACCCTCATCCATATCAAAAATTCGGACGGCAAGAAGTTTCAAATGAAGCATTAATAAATCAAGCGCGGGAATTTATGGAGGACCATAAGAATGACGCATAAAGAATTTTTAACAGCTTTTATGCCAATGCAAAAATATTATGGGAAAATTCTTGAAAAAGAAGTAATGGGTATTTATTGGAGTCGATTACAAAGTTTTCCAAATAAAGTTTTTTTAAACATGGTGTCCAATTTAATGGATAATTACCGGCCAACTTCTCAAAATCCGTTTCCTCTTATTGCTAATTTTCTTTCTTCTGTCGGTCTATCAGGCGAAAATCGTGCGCAAGCCGCCGTAACTGCGGTTAAAAATGCAGTAGAGAAGTTAGGGGCTTGGAGCAGTGTCGATTTTGACGATCCGGCTTTGCATGCCGTTATAAATCGTTTTGGCGGATGGCCTGAAGTTTGTTCTTGGGGAAATTCCGGGCAATGGAAATTTATGGAGACAAAATTTATGGAGGCATATGATGCGGCGGTATCCTGCGGTGAAAGTGCGGGGCCATTAGAAGGTAATTTTGCTATAGGTAATAGAGATAAAAATCAAAGCACCTGGAACGAAAGAATGAAAATTTGTTATAACGAATCAATAAAACCTAAAAAAATTGAATGGATAAATGCTGGTTTCTCACATCAAATTGAAAATAAAGGACAAAAGCAAAAAAGAATATCTGGGAATCCTGAAAAACTCTCTGAGGTGTTGTAAATATGAAACTATCAGAATTGACATACGACCAAAAATGTCATCTTGCATGGAGATTAGATCGCAATACCGAATGCGGATATTTAACGGCGCAAAGAATATCACGGGGAGAATTAGGAGATATGGAATTGACTGAAATATTTTTAAATTGTGGAAGAAATGAAAGAAGCGCTAAAATATTATCTCACAAAGTAAGTGTTTTTGATGTTTTTAAAACAAAAAAAATAAAAAATTAAATAGAGGCATTAAATGTCTGAACAAAGAAAAATAATAGTCGAAGTTGAAGTAATGCAAAGCCGGGATTGTCCTTTGAATTGTGATTGCCGATGCGATTTGGATGATGCGGTAATATGCGATTCTGAGGGAACATCCTTGCCTGATAATTGTCCTAAATTGGAGGTGTAAAGTGAGTGCTGAAGAAATAACAGTTAAAAAAATAGTTTATGAATATTTATTATCGCATGGTTATGACGGATTATGCTTTGATGATTGCGGTTGTAAATTGGAAGATCTTATGCCAGGAGAATGTCCAAATCATAATTGCATACCAGGGCATATAAAATTAAACTATGATGGCAGTTGGATTATTCAAGAAGACTAAAATGACCAAGCAGGCATGTAAAAATAAATCCTGTGTCGCGCGTTCCAAGTGCTATCATGCCACTGCCGGACACAAAGAGCGCGATTGCGGAGCGAAGGAATATCCCGGCATTGTCTGTAAACCATGTAAAGATCAAAGGAGGAAGAAATGATAAAAAAAATATTAAATTGGTTGGCTACAGGTGAGACCGGAGAATCTTCTAAGTCAATAGCTTTTTTTATGGCTGGACAAATGTATAACGTATATCCTCATCCGTATGATCCAGCAGATTTTAAACGGTGTTTAAAATTATTGATAGCAGTTCCTGAAATACGGCCAAGGCTTTCGGAAATGCGCTCTATAGACAAATATTGGAAAGCGTTAATCGAACATTGGTATGAGCTTGAAAAATGTTTTATGGAAGAAGTTCCGGAATGGTTAACTGACAACCATTCTAAAAAGTCTGCTCCTAAGACATACGATTTGATGAAAAAAATTTATTCCGATGCTGAAAATAACGATAAAATAACATACAATAAAGCTCTGTGCTACAGACTCGAAATATGCGCCGACGAAATGGATGATTTGAAAAGAAGGCCAATGGCGGCGACAATAAGGGAAGCAATTGAAGTATTAAAAGAAGGATAAATAAATGACCGGAATAAACTGTTGTAAATGCGGAAAATTTGTCGGAAAAGAAGGTAACAAAGACATTGTTTATGATGATTACAATGGCGGTTTTGAATGCGGATATCCGATTTGTGAAAAATGTTTAAAACGTAATAAAAAAAGAAAGGTTAAATAATGAGAATAAAATTCTCTCATCATTATCCTAAGTTGCACGAACAGCGGACGGAAATTCTTTTAAGAGTTGAAATTCGTGAAAAGAAAGAGCTATGCAATGAATTTATATTTTACGATACTCGATATTATTTGGAACATGGAAAGGACGGAGAAAAAGGATATTTTTATTATTTACTTCCAGATGTAAAACTTTTATGCCTTGTTTTTCTTGGAAATGATTTAATTCCATTTACAACTGTTCGGAGATGGACTTCTGAAAAAGCCAAATTTTATAATGGTGCAATAGGACAACTTTTCACAATAGAGTATGTAAATTAATGCCTACATGCCCTCATTATCCGAATTGCACACCATTTGATCCGTGCCAACTTAGGAATAATAAATGGAAATATAGTTGTCCATATCAGGAAGTAAAGAAAAGGAAAAAGTATGAAAATAAAGATGGTGTGTCCAAAAAATAGAAAATGTAATTCTTCATGCAATCACCATGGAAATCACAACGAAATAAAAACCGAATGTATTCCTAAATGGGATGGTTGTCCTAAATGCAAAGAGATAAAGAAAGGAAAGAAGGATGAAAAAAATAAAGCAATTTGAACCTTTAGAGATTGAAAAAAAATATTATTCCGTTGCTCCATCAATGGCAATAATTAAAAATATGTCAGATGGGAGATTAATGGTTGAACTTGATTTAATAAAACGGAGAAGCAAAAAAGAATTAATAAACTATTTATACGCAGCGATAAAAGTTATTAAAGAGATTGAACAATGAAAAAAACTCACTGGACAATAGAACAATTCAAAAATTACATGAAAGACCCGATTCAAGTATATCCGGTAAATAAAAAGAGCAAAAAATATTCTTCTGTTCCTGCATATTTTTGGAAAATAAATGGGTTGCCAATTCCTTGTGCTGAATACAAATTTCATCCTACAAGAAAATGGCGTTTCGATTTTTGTTATCCTGAAAATAAACTGGCTATTGAGATTGAAGGTGGAATATTTTCTAAAGGAAGACACGTGCAAGGAGCCGGCTATATTGGAGATATGCAAAAATACAATGCGGCTACACTTCTCGGATATAGGATATTGCGTTATCAACCAGGTAAAATAAACTTTGATGAAATTAAACAGGCACTGAAATTAAGGAGGGATAATAAAAATGAACAAACTCAAATCCGGACAAAAATTATATCAGGATAAAGACGGAGAAATTATTGAAGTTGAAATTAATAAAGTAGGAAGAAAATATTTTACTTTAAAAAATTATTACTCAAGGAGAAAATTTTACATCGAATCCCTCCGAAAGGTTACGCAATATGGAAATGAAGGATCGCATTTTTATCTTTCCAAACAGGAAATAATTGATGAAAAAGAATGGAATGAATGTTCTTCCATATTGCGAAATTTTTTTGACCGATACGTTTCACCGAAAAAAATATCATTGGATAAAATGAAAAAGATAATTGAAACTATTGGGAAGGTAATATACCAATGAGCATCATCTACAAGCCCAAGGGGCGAGCAAAAGAGTACGGGGAATACGCGTTGAATCTATACGAAACATGTCCTCATGGATGTACATATGGATATTGTAACATGTACAAACCTAAGGAGGAATTTTTTCAACCGGCAATAGCTAAGAAGAATGCTATTGATCGTTTATATAAAGACCTAAAAACCGGCGAATATAAAGGTAAAGAAATTTTCTTGTCATTTATCGGAGATCCATTCCCTTCTCAATTCGAATCAAATTACGATAATATTACCGCAGAAGCACTGGAATTGTTGTTTGGTTTTGGGTGCAGAGTATCCATACTTACCAAGGGCGGTATTAGAGCGCTTTCATGTATTAATCAAATACGTAATTTTGGAGATAGAATAAAAGTTGGAGCAACGCTAACCTTTAAATCTCTTGATAGAGCTGTTCAATACGAACCGTACGCAGCGGTTCCATTAAGCAGAATTGATATGCTTAAGGTCTTCCATAATTTAGGAATTTCGACATGGGCAAGCATCGAGCCGGTCATAGACCATCAGGAATCTATCCGTATCATCATGGATTCATTGGCATATACCGACCACTACAAGATAGGTAAATTGAATCATACGCAAAGCGAAGTCGATTGGCCTAAATTTTTGCAGCACGTAGTTTTACTTATGAGAGATAATCACAAATCGTTTTATATAAAAAAGGACTTGCAGGCATACGAAAAATTGGCAGGGGTGGTTTTAACAGAAAGAGAAAAAAACATCATATGATAACTATAAAAATTAAATGTTCATGCAAAGGATTCAGAGATATGCAAGACGTGCCTTTAAATTTTGCTGAAAAGGTAATAAAGGATTTTTACGAACAGCATAGCGATTGCAGAAAGAGAAAAAAAGTTCCGGATGTGAAAATTATAAATACGGATAATGAAAATAATTTAAAATAATTTACACACATTACGAATTATGTATTATATTATACGTATATGAAAAACAACAACAAAGAATATCACAAACCAATACCTACAACAGTGGTTCTTTCTCCATGTATTATAGAAGCGGCAAAAGCCCAATCGATTAAAATGGGATGCCGATTAAAAAATACTGGTAGCCTTAATTACTTTGTTACACAGGCAGTGCTAAATGAGTTTGATCGTAGAGGATTAAAATTCAGGAAGTTATATCCTGAGTTTTACAAATAGCTTGAATTAGCTATTTCATACAATAATAGTTGGTGTCCATAAACCAAGCTTGGGTATAAATAGCCCAGGCGACCACAAAAGGAAAATTCTATGAGTGCAAGCGTAAAAATAATGTTATCGTTCGATTACTGCCATTTTGAAGTATCTCTCTCCAACGAAGCATCAACCCCGGCGGCGGTAAACGAAATGCGGAAGGCCGCGCAGCGCCTTGCAGACGAAGCGGTACGGCAGTACAAGATTGCAAAGTCCGAAGCCGCTAAACGAAGTAATGCCGAGTGCTCGCTTCCTTCGCTTCGAATGGAAGTTGAAGAAATAAAAAAACTTTCTCCCGACGACTGGACATCTCGTCAAAAAGGTACAGTCAAGGCGCTGGAAGATGCGGAATTTACCGCCGCAAGACAATACGATTATGACGATGATCGGGGTGACCGTTTCGGTGAGGGGCAGTTTTAACGCCTGGGAGGAAATTATGGAGGCTTGATTTACAGGCCACCAACAACCGTATGGATGCAATGGGTTAGGCATCAATGCGGTTGTACCACAGCACCATACTAACACGTTGTGCGAAAATTTTGCCACTTTGAATTTATAGGAGGGCGGCATGAAGACAATAGTAGTTCAGTGGGTTCCAGAAAGTTCGCCGTATAACAAAGCCATGCGCGTTGTTGTATCGGAACACCCTCTATTTACGGTAGGGTATCGCTTTGATTTTGGCTTTATGAGTATTGTAACTGACGAAGGGTATACGGTGGTGTCACTACCAATGCCGCCATCTGAAAACGTGGAGGTGGCAAAATCATCGCACAACACACGCAGTGCAAAACGCGCAAAGCCGCGCATCGCACGTGCGTGAAACGTTGTACGAAATGCTGCGCTGAGTCTTTACAGATAGGCACGGCACTTAAATCGGAGGTTCATCATGGACGAATATTGTGAGGATGATCGTGACGTTATTCTCGATATGGGAGAGGCCGCGCAGGACACTAAGGAGTCAGCGCAGCACATCCCACAACAAACCAATGGCGCAGGGGCTGAAGCCACATTACCGCCCAGATGCCTCATCACTGGTTGTTACGACGATGCAGAACCTACATCCGTGTTCTGTGCGTGGCATAATATAGGGCGGTAACGTCGCCATTGGTCAACCGTTGGCTGTTCGTTTCACACATTTTGCCAGCTTTGAATTTATAGTTCGGCTGGCGAGGAGGAAAAGATGAGAGTATCAGATGTTCGCAAACGGTATCCTGAGTTTTTCGTAACGGTGGAGGAGGCGGTTTGGGATGATATGGGTGATGCGTTCCGCAAAACGTGCCGTCCTGACGACAAGGTGCTTCAGCGTGTGTGTTACAAGGCCGCCGCCGTTGCTACATTGGAGCTTCACAAAATCGCCAGCCGAAAGAAAATTATTGTAGCTGGCAAAACGTCAGCCAACACACAAAGCGCGGCTATCGCCCAAATTGCCGCAGCCATGGAGCGTGAGATTGTCACCGTCAAAAACGGCAGTGCTCCAATGAATCTTTCTGTTGTATCAAGGTGGGCGCGGCAACTTCGCGCTTTGTGAAACGTTAGAGGCAATAACCGTGCGGCCATATAAATAGGCGCGGAAAAATAAAGGAGGTAGCAGTGGGTATAGTCAAGTTAATTCAGTTCGTTCATCCACATGGCAGCAAAGAAGAAACATCAGTTGAGCTTTCTGACGAAGTTGTCGAACTGTCAAAAGGGCAAGTATTAACTTGTGAATGTATGCCTCATGATTATTCAAAAGTTGTCTTTTATTCTTATCCGGAAGGTGCTGACCCTGACGAAAATCCGGAGGTCGAAGAATGTATGATTGCTGAAAATGGCCCTGGTGAAAATAGTCCTAAGAACACCTTGGAAAAGTTGATCCGTTTAGTGGCTGGTAAAATTTCCGCGCAGAATCAGGAGAGCGCACGGTTACAGCCTCTAACAACCGTATGACAAAATGCGGGAAAGCATAGGCGCGGGCATAC